ATCGTGCCGGTCCCCGTGGACGCGGCCGCCGTCGTGCGTGGCGAGGGGGACCAGGGCACCCCCGCCACCGCCATCGAACCCGCCCTGACCATCCCCGAGGAACCACCCATGCCCGAGACGACGCCGGCTTCGCCGGATCCTGCGCCGGCGCCGCCTGCGCCGCCCATCGCCCCGCCCCAGGAGACCCCCGTGACCACCACCACCCCGCCGGAACCCACCCGCGCCGCCCCGCCGGCCGTCGACCTCGAGGCCATCCGCGCCGAGGCCGAACGCGCCGCCGTCGAGCGCATCGCCGGCTATGAGCCTGTGCTCGCCGCCGCCCGCGGCCTGGTGACCGCCGACATGCTCGACACCATGCGCGAGGCCGCCATCCGCGACCGCGTCTCTCCGGAGGTGCTGCGCGGCCGGCTGTGGGAGGCGTTCACCAGCGGCGCTGCGCGTCCGTCCCTGCCGGCGCGGCCGGATACCGGCCCGTCCAATGACGACCCGTCGCAGCTCCTGGACGCCATGGCCGAGGCGCTCGCCGCCCGCACCATGCCCGGCTACCAGGCGCCGGCGACCGGCCGCCACACCGAGTTCCTGGGCTGGCGCCCCTCCGACATGATCGGTGAGCTTCTCCGGGCCCGGGGCGAGCGGAACGTCCCGCGCAACCCGACCATCCTCGCCGAGCGCGCCTTCCACACCACCTCCGACTTCCCCGCGCTGCTGTCGGCCGCGGCCAACAAGATGCTGCTGGCGGCCTATGCGCCGGCAGCCCCCACCTATCGGACGCTGTTCCTCCGCCGCGATTTCCGGGACTTCAAGCCGCACCGCCACCTGCGCGTGGGCGACTTCCCGACGCTGCTGCCGCTGTCGGAGAATGGTGAGGTCCAGGCCGGCACCATGTCCGAGAGCCAGGAGCTGGTGTTCCTGCAGACCTTCGCGCGGCGCATCCGCGTGACGCGGCAGATGCTGGTGAATGACGATCTCGGCGCCTTCACCGACTTCGCCAGCATGATCGGCCGCCGCGTCGCGGACTTCGAGAACGCCACGGCCTATGCGCTGGTGAACAGCGCCGGCGGCGACGGCCCGACGCTCATCACCGGCGCGGCGGCAGTCTTCGGGACGGCGGCGGCGCGGGCCAACAAGGCAGGCGCCGGCACCGCGCTTGACCTGCCGAACCTGGCGCTGGGCCGTGCCGCGGTCATGCGCCAGAAGACCCTCGACGGTCTGCCCATCGCGGTCGGTGCGCAGATGCGCCTGCTGGTCGGGCCGAACCAGGAACTCGCCGCGCGGCAGCTCACCGTCTCGGTGCAGGCGACGCAGACCTCGAACGCCAACGTCTATGCCGGCTTCGTGCAGCCGCTGGTCGAGCCGCTCATCCCCGCCAACCGCTGGTACCTGTTCTCCGATCCGCTGGCGGCGCCCGTCTATGTCTACGGCTACCTCAACGGCGCCGAGGGGCCGCAGGTCACCACCGGCAACGTCCAGGGCGTGGATGGCGTCGAGGTCAGCGTGATCTTCGACTTCGGCGTCGGCGCCATCGACTGGCGCGGCGCCTGGTTCAACCCGGGCACCTGATCCAGCAGATCTTCTCCACCGTCACAGCTTGGTGGTGGCGAAGGGGTTGTGGACCGTCACGCCACGCCAGGTGAACCCGTGCTGCATGTCCTCGGAGAGCAGCATCCGGCAATCCGCCTGCGCAGCCGCCGCCAGCATGACGGAATCCCACAGCGCCAGGCGATGTGTGGTGGCGATCTCCATCGCCTCCACCATCACGGCCGGCGTGGTGCCGATCACCGGATAGCTGTCGGACCAGCCCAGGACCGCGGTGCGGGCATCGGCAGGCTCACGCCGGGCCTTGCGCGTCAGCACGACGAACAGCTCGCCAAGCGCCTGTGCAGGGACCAGCACATCCGCGCCGTCGAACCCGCGCAGGATATCGAGCGCGATCGCCTTTCGATCCTCGCCGTTCACGCCCTCGGCATAGGCCAGAACATTGGTATCGAGCGCCAGACGCATCTCAGCGCTCGTACAGATCGTCGCGGTTCCAGCGGCCGACATCGACCACGGGCTGCGCGGAGAGCCGGGCCAGCAACTCGGCTCGCGCTGCGCCCCGCGCGGCGTCGGCGGCGTCACAGGGCACGAGCCGCGCCACGGGCTTGCCGTGGGCGGTCACGACGAAACTGCGGCCTTCTTCCCTGACCTCTCGGAGCAGGCGGGAGAAGGCGCGGTTGGCATCGGCGGCGGAGATAGCGGTGTCCATCCCGCGATAATAGTGAAATGCACTACTTCGTGCAACCCCGATGGCAGGCCGCAGCTGCTGTGCCCGGCGTCGCACCACCCCAACCACCACTGGAGACCTCATCCCCATGCGAAACTATGTGCAGCCCGGCGACAGCCTGGCGCTCGCCGTCCCCTATGCGGGCGGCGTCACCTCTGGCCAGGGCGTCCTGGTTGGCGCGCTCTTCGGCGTCGCCGCCGTCGATGGCGTGCAGAACGCCGTCATCGAGTGCCAGACCAAGGGCGTCTTCGACATCACCAAGGAGCCGGCGCTGGCCATCACCGCCGGCGCGCGGCTCTTCTGGGACAACACCAACCGGCGCCTCACCACCACCGCCACCGGCAACTTCCAGGTCGGCATTGCCGCGGTGGCGGCGCTCGCCGCCGACACCACCGTTCGCGCCGTGCTGCTGCGCGTTCCGGCGTCCGGCGCATGAGCATCGATCCCAAGGCCACGCGGGGCTATCGCAACCGCAACCCGGGCAACATCGAGCACGTCCCCGCCAACAAATGGCAGGGGCTGGCCGACCCGCCCTCAGACGGGCGCTTCTGCCGCTTCACCAGCCATGAATTCGGGATCCGCGCGCTGGCGGCCCTGCTGGTCACGTACCAGGACCGGCACAAGCTGCGGACGCCGCGGGCGATCATCGATCGTTGGGCGCCGAAGGTGGAGAACGACACCGAGGCCTATATCGCGGTGGTGGCGCGGCGGATCGGCGTCGGTCCGGATGATACGATCGACCTGCATCGGCACGCGCACCTGCGCCCGCTGGTGGAAGCGATCATCCACCATGAATGCGCCGGCCTGTCCTATCCGGCCGGCGTGATCGATCGGGCCCTGACTCTGGCGGGTGTGCCCGCGGCCGCGCCCGTCACGCTCCGCGAGGTGGCTGCCATCACCGGCACCGGCCGCGGCGCGGTGCTGGTGGGCGCGGCGGGTATTGCCACCGCCGTCGCGCAGGCGGCACCGGCCATCCAGGCGCTGGGCACGCTGGCGCCGGCGGTGGCCATCGCGGTCATCGTGGCGGCGGTGGTCGGCGTGCTCGTCTGGCGCCTGCGGCGGCCAGCATGAACGCCTTCGCCGCGGCCATGGACGCGCTGGCCGCGGATCCGAACATCGGTGCGGCGGCAACCTATCGCGCGGGCGGGACCGGGGCTCCGGTCCTGCTCCGCGTGGTCCGCTCGGCGCCGGACCGGCTGGGCGATGCCTTCGGCACCAGCGTCATCCAGGCCAGCGACGTGCTGACGGTCGCCATCGCAGTGCTGCCCGCGGTCGAGGCCGACGACACCTTCACACTCGGCACCGACACCCTGACCGTCCAGCACGCCGAGCGGGACGCCGCCGGCGTCGCCTGGCGCGTCTACTGCCGCCGCTAGGAGAACCGCGATGATCGACCCGGAGCGCATCGGCGGCATCGTGGGTGAGGCGCTGCTCGCCGGCGCGCTGGGGGCGCTCGGGGCGATGGCGCGCTTCTCCTCCACCGATCGGCCGCTGCTGACGCGTGCCTACCTGCTGCACGCGCTGGCTGGCGGCAGCCTCGGCACCGGCGCCTGGCTCATCGCCCATGCCTTCGAGCTCGACGGCTGGTGGCTCTTCGCGGTGGCCTGGCTCGCCGGCACGCTCGGGTATGCCGCGCTGCACGATCTGCTGCTGCGCATCCTCAGCCGCAAATTCGGCGGCCGCTGATCCATGCGGCTCGGCGCCAGCATCGTTGGCGACCTTCGTAAGGTACTGGCCGACGAGGTGCGCGCGGGCGAGCGGGCGGCCATGAGCGCCATCCGCGCCGAGACCGAGCAGGTGAAGGCAGAGCTGCGACGGCAGGTGACGACGGCGTTCTCCGGCAACGCGCGCGGCATCGCCAATGCCTGGCGGTCGATGATCTTCCCACGCTCTGGACAATCGCTGCGGCCGGCGGGGCTGGTCTTCACCAAGGTGCCGAACGTCATCGATGCCTTCGAACGCGGCGCGCTGATCCGCGCCAAGGGCGGCCAGAAGTTCCTGGCCATCCCCACGGGGTTCAACGCGGCGCGCGGGAGGCGCGGTCGCGGGGAGAAGGGCATGCGGGTCACGCCCGCGCAGATGGTCGCCTCCGGTCAGGCGTTCCTCCGGCCATTCAAGTCCGGCCGGGGTTTCGTGTGGTGCCTGCCGTTGCGCCAGGGCGAGCAGACCGGGCGGCGGCGACGCACCCGGCTGGTAGCTGGCGGCGTCACCGAGGTCGGCACGGCCAATCGCAAGGGGCGGAAGGCCTGGGCGCGCGGGCTGCTGGAACAGGGGATGGTGCCGATGTTCCTGCTGCTGCCCCAGGTGAAGCTCGCTAAGCGGCTGGACGTGCGCGGCGCCGCCGAGCGCGGGCTGCGACGCCTGCCGGGGCGCTTTGTCGCGGCGTGGGAACGTGAGAGCGGGAGGGCAGCATGACCATGCGCGTGCGCTTCCTCCTACTGCTCGGGCTCGTCGTGCTGTCCTGGGCCGCCGTTCCTATCGGCCTGGCGCTCACATGGGTCACGGGCCGCTTCTTCGCATCGATGCTGGGGTGGGCATGAGCACGCGCGAGACCGCCATCGCCGCGCTGCACAGCCGGCTCGTCACGTCGCT